AAGGGGTTGAAATGCAAGATTTAATAAACAAAATACACAATGCCGACTGTTTAGAATTTATGAAACAGCTTCCTGACAAAAGCATTGACTTGGTGCTGACTGATATACCATACGATGGCGTTAATAGAGAGAGCAACGGATTAAGAAATCTTGACAAAGGCAATGCGGATATTCTTGATTTTGACATAAATACTTTATTGGAACAATTATTCAGAATAACAAAAGGAACAATGTATATTTTTTGTGGATTCGGGCAAATTTCACAGATTTATAATTGTTTTGTTTTTAATAAACTTTCATCAAGATTGTTAATTTGGGAAAAAACTAATCCTAGTCCAATGAATGGAGAATATATTTGGTTAAGTGGAGTAGAACCCTGTATATTTGGTAAATTTAGTGGCGCTACATTTAATGGGCATTGTCTTAATACTGTTTTAAAACACCCTGTTTATTCAGGTGTTTCTATACATCCAACGCATAAACCGTTATCTCTTTTTAAGCAGTTAGTAAACATATCACGCAACGAAAATGATTTAATTTTAGACTGTTTCAGTGGTTCAGGAACGACTGCCATTGCCTGTTCAGAATTAAAAAGAAACTTTATTTGTATAGAAAAAGACAAGCAGTATTACGAAGCAAGTGTTCAGAGATTAGAGAATTATAATAAGCAGTTAAAACTATTTTAAGGAGACTTTATGAAAGAAAAAAAACTGACGCAAGAACAAAGAGTTTTGAAGTTTTTGAAGTTTCAAAGACGCTGGGTTCCGATTTTTGATTTAATGGCTTGGGGCTTGAAAAACTACATCACGGAAATAAAAAGAATACTCCCTAGACTAGCCGAGCAGGGATTGGTTGAGTCGGATTTCAGGGGAGAAAAATACAAAAGTTGGAGAATAAAAAAATGAAAGACCTATTCGGCAATGAAATACCCGAAGTTGAAACATTAAAAAAAGGTTATTATGCCGAACGAAAAAGACAGCTTGAATATAAAAAATCTTTCAATAAAAATGTCTGTTGTAAAGTTTGTAAACATTTAGATTTTCATAGACGGAATAAGATTTATTACAAGTGTGAATTGATAGGTTTTAGTTTGAGTTCGGCGTCAGATATAAAGACTAGTTTTGTTTGTAAAAAATTTGAGGAGAATAAATAATGAAAAATTTGTTTTTAATCGTTACAAAAAAATGGTATGACAAAATCGCTTCAGGCGAGAAAAGGATTGAATATAGAGAAGATACAAAATACTGGGAAAAAAGACTTAGAATTGATTCACCGGAGTTCCTAGGGGGTTTTAAAACAATTGAATTTCAATGTGGATATACTAAAAAATACCCAAGGTTAAAATATTGAGAAGATAGAATTATATTTTACACCCAACTCGGTTAAAGAAACAATTAAAACAAAATTTTGTTTTCAAATTTATTTTAAATAGAGAGGTCAAAAATGCCAAAAATAACTGAAGCAAAAAAAGGTCAAAGAGAATATCATAAAAATTACAGAAAAAAACACCCGAGAAATAAGGCAACTAAAAAAATTAAATCAAAAGAAGAATTGACGGCAGAAAAAGAGGGCAAAAGAGAATATCATAGACAGTATCGCAAAAATAATCCTGAAAGAATAAAAAGAATAAATAAAAAGTTTTTCTCACAATTTGCGAAAGAAAAAAGCGTTTGACAAATTAAAAAGAATTTTGCCTAGACTAGCCGAGCAGGGATTGGTTGAGTCGGATTTCAGGGAAGAAAAATACAAAAGTTGGAGGATTAAAAAGTGAGAGGCGAATACAGAATGCCAAAGAAATATAGAACTGCAAGAAAATATAAAGGCAAGTGTGAGAATTGTGGAACTAAAACCAGCATTGATAATATATTTAGTTATGTTGATGAGAGCAATATTTCAATAACACATAATGCTCCGTATTTGTGCCACGATTGCTATAATAAGACTTATAATAAAAAGTAGTTGACAAAAATTTTTTTATTTTGTAGAATTTATAAAATTTAAAAAGGGGGTATCAAAATGTTGAAAGATTTAATTAAAGAAATTTTACTTGAAGAATTGGGGGCAAAAAAAACAGACTCAAAAAAAGAAAATCTATCGGATTTGTACGTTGGCAAAGATGTATTGGTTAGGACTTATTCGGCAGGTGTTCATATCGGCAAAGTAAAATGGATTAACCCAGAAAATGCAAACGAATGTATTTTAGAAAACAGCTTAAGATTGTGGAAATGGGAGAATGGTGGACTTAGTTTATCGGCTGTTGCAAACGATGGAATTAAAGGTGGTCGGCTTAATCGTACCGGAGAAATTGTATTAACAAATGCGATTGAGTATATTCCTACGACTAAAAAAGCGAGGGAAAGTTATGAAGAATATGTTGAGGCTTAAACTTAAACACCATTTTTTTGGCTATGGCTCTGGCTATGGCTCTGGCGATGGCTCTGGCTATGGCTCTGGCTATGGCGATTAAAAATAAAAAGGGAGGTTGTATGGAGATTTTGAATCTGTCAAAAAAAACATTGCAAGAATATTATCATAAGCACTCTAATTTAGACACTTGCAAAAAGTTTGGAATAAGTACAGGCACTTTAAGTAAATACTTAAAAAAAATGAATATCAAAATGAAAGGCTACGGAAACAAAAAAACAATCGTAATAAAGGATTAAGGGAGTAGTTATGGCAAAAGACCCAGCAGTATTATTTTACACTAGCGACTTCCTAACAGGCACAATTTTAATGAATTACGAACAAAAGGGCAAATATATAACATTGCTTTGTATTCAACATCAACACGGAATAATTGATAAAAACTCTTTTGATTTAATAGTTGGCAATGATATTATGATTAAAAGCAAGTTTTTAGAAAACGAAAACGGATTTTACAATCAAAGAATGTTGGAAGAATCTAAAATAGTAAATTACATAACAGAACAACATTTGAAAGTAGAACCTGAAAACTTTTTTGACTATAAAATAAAAGTTTAAATTAAAATTTAAAAATGGGGATAGTAAAATGACAAAAATAAAAAATATAAAAGATGTTGTATTAGATAAAGTTTATTGGTTATATTCAGATTTTAAAGAACCTGAAATGGTTGTTGTAAGAAAAATAGAAACAGAATTGAATAGAATAATGTATCAAAGAATTTTAGAAAATGGAATGGCTAAATATGAGCAGAGATTTGCAATAATTAGCGAATACAATGATTTTTTATTTGAAAATAAAAAAGAAGCATTTATGTTTTACATATATCAAGCAGAAGAAAATTTATATGACGCAGAATGTATTTTAAGATGTGCGAAAAACAGTTATGATAGAAATGACTTTGAAAATTAAAAAGGGGGCATAATGTCTAAAGATATTAAATCAATATCAAAAGAAGAATTAGCAAAAATTTATTACAAATACAATCAAGTTGAAGGTGCAAAACAATTAAATGTTTCTCCAACAACAATGATTGATTATGTAAAAAGAGCCGGTATAAAAATGAAAGGTGCAGGGCGTAAAAAAGGGCAGACAAAAATCGTAATTAAGGATTAAGGGGCTATTATGGCACGAAACAGAATGATAAACAAAGAAACTGCCGAAGATGTAAAAATCGGCAAATTATCTGATTCGGCTAAATGGCTTTTTATACAGCTCTGGATTTTAGCCGATGATGAGGGTTTTTTAAAAAACGAGCCTGAATGGATTAAAGTAAAAGTTTGGCCTTACGAAATAAACAAAGACGTTAATTTGTTTTTGCAAGAATTATTTGATTTAGGTTTAATTGAAACAAAAAACGGCATAATCAAAATAAAAAACTTTTTAAACCACCAAAGGATAGATAAACCGCAAAAATCAAAGTTAGTGGACATTTTTATGAGTGATTCTAGGAAAAGTCGCGGACAATCTGCGAAAGGTCGCGAAGAGTCCCGCCTAATAGAAGTTAATATAAAAGAAATAGAAGTAAAAGAGAAGTTAAATAAAAAAGAAGAGAATATAAAAGAAAATAAAATATCTAGGATTGTTTTTGTTAAACCCACTAAAACCGAAATAATTGATTATATAAACGAAAAGCAGTTGAAAGTTGACTCTGAAACTTTTATAGACCACTACGAAAGCAACGGCTGGAAAGTAGGCAAAGTTCCAATGAAAGATTGGAAAGCGACCTTAAGAAACTGGGATAGAAAGACAAAAGAAGTTAAAAAACCTTTTAAGAACGAATTTTTAGATATGTTGCAAAAAGAAAAAGCACAAGGAGTAAATTTATGACAAGAGAAGAAACTATCAAAATTTTAGCCGTTTTAAAGGGTTTAGGCGTAAAATTTGAAGGAGATAGTCAAGTCATAGTTGAAATATGGGCAGATTGTTTTAAAAATGACGATTATTTACAAGTCAACGGAGCTATTAAAAAGTTGATGATACAAGAAAAACAGTTATTCCAAAACGGACTAATAGCCAAAATTAAAGACTTACTTGTACCGGAAGATGTTTTTTTAGACTCTGCGAGTGCTTGGAATCAAGTCAGACGTGCTATGAAAAAATCATATCCCGACATACCTAGTACAACAAACGACGCTTTTAAAGAACTAGACCCGTTAATTCAAAAGGTTTTAGGCAATTCCCATACGCTTATTGAGTGGGAATATGAAACTGCTACCGACGATATGAATACAGTAATTAAAAGCAATTTTATAAAAGAGTATAACAACTTATGCAGAATTTACAAAGATGATTTTAAAAACGGGGGCAAAATGCTTGAATATTTAAAAAAGCCGAAATTGGAACTTGAAAACAAAGAAAAAGTTAAACTAGTTGAAAATCTAGTAAAAGATGTTTGCAATGATATGGTTAAATTTTGATTAGGCGAACGGAAAGGCACTAAATTTGCGAGATTTTGGGTTTTAGGCATCAAACTATCAAAAGCAGTTAAAATTGTTTTAAATAGAAATCAAAAGGAATTAAAAATGAAAATACTAATAGCTTGTGAAGAAAGTCAAACAGTATGCAAAGAATTTAGAAATTTAGGACACGAAGCATATTCTTGTGATATTTTGAATTGTAGTGGCGGTCATCCGGAATGGCATATTAAGGCAGATGTTATTCCATTATTAAAACAAAAATGGAATATGATTATTGCATTTCCACCTTGCACTTATTTAACAAATACAGGTAATAGATGGTTTAATATAAAAAAATATGGGGCAACAGCCTTAAAAAGATATGAATTAAGAAAACAAGCTATTGATTTTTTTATGTTATTTACAAAAACAGATTGTAATAAAGTAGCAATAGAAAATCCAATAGGGATTATGTCAACAGTATATCAAAAACCAAATCAAATTATACATCCATATATGTTTGGAGATGCTGAAAGAAAATCAACTTGTTTATGGTTAAAAGGATTACCTTTATTACAACCTACAAATATTGTTAAACCTATATTGTATACATATAAAGATGGACGTACTGATTCAAATTGGCATATAAATACTATAAGTTTACCAAAAGAAGAAAGAAGTAAAATAAGAAGTAAAACATTTCCAGGCATAGCAAAAGCAATGGCAGAACAATGGGGAAAAAACAGTTAAAATTGTTTTAAATACAAATCAAAAGGGGGTAAGTAGAATGAATTTTTTAAAAGGTTTTGTTGATTTTTACAAGTTTTTGTTTGACACCGACATTTCATTTATTGAAATTTATGGCAGAAGTATGGCTTGTGCGGTTCTTGTAGCATTTTTTATTTATTTTCTTGATTTTGTTGGAATATTAACGGTAGGGGGTAAGTAATATGGCAGATAATTTTAAATATGAAATATATAAATGTGGGTTAGATGAAAAATCTAAAGTTCGTTATTCTTCAGTTGTAAGTTCAAAAAAATTCAGAGCAGAGTACGAGGATATAATATTGCAAATCGCAAAAACCGCTGTTACTGCTGAAACATTAACGAAAGATATATGTGACAGACTGTTTGGGGAGGAAGAGAAATGACTAAAGAGTTAGACGGATTTGAAGTTTTAGCAATATTAAGAAAATATAGTTATAAGAAACAAAGAGATTATTTGCTTATGACTTTAGATATTATGGCACGAAGTAAAAAAAGAGATATTACTGATTGTTTAGCAGAAGCATTGGGGATTAAAAGGACTAAAAAATGAAAATAAAAAAACTAACTGATATTCCAAAAGAGAAGTTTGAGAATGGACTTTTGATTATTGACGACAAACAAATTAATATAAATAAAAGAGAATTAAATAAAATAATCAAAAAAATAAGGAAAAATATGCCTAGATTTATGTTAGGAAGCGGGAATTGGGATATAGGTAAATTTATCCATCCACTTTGTCAAGCACCCAATGAATCAGATGATGATTTTAGAAAAAGAATAAAAGAACAAACTAAAAAAACTAAAACCTATTGACTTTTAAATAATAATTTGATAGTCTTTTGTAGGGGGTGTAATGGATTTAGTTTCAATAATTCTATCTTGCCACAATTCCAAACGAGAGTTTATTGACGAACTTTTGTCAGGCTTATTTTCTCAAACGTATAAAAATTGGGAACTTATTATTTGCGACCACAATTCAAATGTTTCTACAAAAAACTGGTTTTCAAATGATAAACGAATAAAACATCTTGGCGATTACAGCCAAAACGACCAATGGCAATATTTAATAAATAACTCGCAGGGCGAAATAATTATACATCATCACGACGATGATATTTCTTTTTCAAACCGGATTGAAATTCAAGCAAATTATTTAAAAAATAATCCAAAATTAGATGCCTGTTCTAGTGGGATATTTGTTTTTGGGGCAACTCGTGAAAGAGAAATTTGCTATCCTATGAAATGGCAGCAACTAAAAAGGGAATTAATTTTTAGCCAACCTATAATGACTCCAACATTAGCTACGAGAAGAAATATAAAAATAGATTTTGATAATTCAAATAAAATAGCAAAAAATGCAAAAGACTATGAATTTTTTTCACGTAGATTAGATATTAAACACGATATTTTGCCGTCAATTTTAGTTAAATACAGAAAACATAAAGCGGCGGACAGTGTAGTCAATAAAAATCAATTAAGAACAGACCACTCAAATATAGTCTGTCGTAATTTAAAATCATTATTTAATATTGACTCGCCATTTGAGTTAGGGCAACTATTAGACCCGTATTGCCACGAAATAGAAATGAATCAAGGTATATATAATTCTTGCCTAAATATTTTTATCTCAAACAAAGAAAAAATTGTCAATTATTGCGGTTTAGAATTATACAATAAAAAAATGAGAGAGATTAAATCTAAAAATATTATAGGATATTTAAAATGAATATTGTGTATTGTTTAGATAATAGATACATTCAATTTGCCAAAAAATCAATATCAAGTATTTTAAAATTTAATCCAAAAGCGAATATAATTATTGTTTCTGAAAAATTTATACCGGAATTATCTGAATACAAAAATTATCAATTTGACCTATCAAAGTATAATTTTAAACAAAGAACTCAAAATGATAGAATTACAAAAACCGCATATTTAAAGATATTTTTGCCTATTATACTACCTTTTGATAAATGCTTATACATAGATGGCGATACAATCTGTCAAAAGCCTTTAAAAAGTCTTTATGATATGGATTGCGAATATATAAATGCTTGTGAAAGCCATTCTTATGGCAAAACACAGGCAAAAGAACTAGGAATTGAAAAATATGCTTTAACCGGTATGATGTTAATGAATTTAAAGGAATTGAGGGAAGATAATTTTACTGAAAAATGCCTAGAATATAAAAACGATAATCTGTCTTTATGGTGTCACGACGAAACGCTTATAAACGGAGCTTATAATTCAAAAATTACTTTTGTAGATAAAAAATATAATTATTGTCATAATAGAGAATATGATAATCCTATTCCCGAAAACGAAGCATATATTTTGCATTATGTAGGCGGTCGAAAAAATATAAATGAAATACCTTATGTTGCAAATGAATATATGAATATACCCGGTATTAAAGATTTTATAAAAGGCAAAAGAGTTGCAATAGTTGGCAATGCTTTAAGTATTTTTGATAAACAAAACGGAATTTTAATTGATTCATATGATATTATAATACGATTTAATTATGGATTTATTAAAAATCCTGAAAGTCAGGGTACAAAAACCGATATTCATATTTTAGCAGTAAATCTGAAACCTGAAGAATATAATTTGTTAAATGCTAAATTTAGATTAAATAGAAGCAGAATATGTCATAATCCGTGCAGAACTATTCTATGGGCCGACCGCAAAAGATTAATGAATAACTTTAAACAGGCTTCTAGCGGATTTATAGCGATAGATTTGTGTTTATCAAGTAAAGCTTCAGAAATAGCATTGTTTGGCTTTGATTTTAATAAAACTATGACATTTTATAATAGTCCGACTTATCAGCCATTACACGATTTTGCAAAAGAAGAAGATTATGTTAAAATTCTGGAAGAAGCAGAATTGATAAAAATTTATTAGGAGAATTTATGAAAAAAATAGTATGTCTTTTAAAAGCCTTAAAATGCGTACAAACAAACGCACATCTTGCATTTACGAAATATGAATTGCACTTACTTGCAGATAGACTAAACGAGCCGATCGAAGATTTAATTGATAGACTTTGTGAACTTGAAATATCTAACACAAAAGATTTATCAATTGCTTATTTTCTTGAAACTCACAATATGGTAGGCGAAATATTAAATAAATTGCCGAAACAGCCGATCGCAGAAAAAGAACTTTGGATTGAATCGCTAAAATTAACCGAAGAAATAATCAAAGAATGTTCGGCTGAAATACAAAAACAGACTTCCGAAAACATAATTAACGCTTTGGGAGATGTTTCTGAAACAATGGCAAGAAACAGATATTTAATAGAAGGGGCTTTAAAGGGGCTTTAATGGACGTTTTATATATTTTAGGCAATGGCAGTCGTTGGAATAACAATGAGATAAAATATTCATTGCGTTCTTTGGAGAAACACGCCAAAAATGTCGGCAGAGTATTTATAACAGGCGAAAAGCCTGATTTTATAAACGATAAGATAATATACAATTATTTTCCTGATGACCGGATAGCAACAATTAACCATTTTAACAAAGTCTTATTTACTTTCAAAAATACTGATATTTCAGATAATATACTTTTAAATTACGATGACAACTTTTTTATAAAAGATGCAAATATTGAAAAATATCCTTATTTTTATAGCAAAAATGAAATTTCGGCAAATTATCATATAAATACCTTTTACACAAATTCTTTGACCTTTACAAGAAATTTACTTTTAAAACTCAAAAAACCTATAAAAGATTTTAGCGTTCATACACCAATTGTATATAATCGCCAAAAGTTCTATGAAATGGAAGAGATTATAAAAGAACATTGTAATTTTGATAATCCCAGAAGTGTTGGCGTTTCAGTCCGTAGTTTGTATTGTAATTTAAACGATATAAAAGGCAAAATCAGGGCAGATTTAAAATTTCATAGAGATTTGCCTATTTTTGAAATAGAAAAAAGACTAGAAAATGAAAGTGTTTTTAGCACAAGCGATAGAATATATGATGATATGGCAAATTATATATTTAAAACATATCCGGAGAAAAGCAGATGGGAAAAATAAATCTTGAAAAACAAGATTATCATAACATTTTAAATAAAGACTTTAAAGAAAAAATATCTTATCTTAAAAAAGATAAAAAAAATATATTTTTATTGCATTTTTCTTGCGGGGCGGATAGTATAGCAGCATATATCAGATTAAAAGACGAAGGAATTAAACCGATATTATGTTATCAATATTTTTTGCCAGATATTCCATTTATTAAAAATTATATAGATTATTTTGAAAAAAAATATAATGAGAAAATTATTCAAACTCCATCAACATTATTTTACGAGAATTTTGACAATGCTTTTTATCAAAATCCTTTATTGCAGGATAGAATATATGAAGCTATGGGGAAATATGAATTATATACTCGGAACAAAAAAACTTTAAAATATGAATTAGGGCAAAGATTTTCACAAAACGGCAAATATAACGTAATACATTGTGTTGGCTTAAAATATACTGATGGAATAAATAGGTTTACTCATTTAAGGAAAAATGGAGTATTGTTTAAAGACCATTTATATCCTGTTGCAGATTGCAAAGTTTCGGATATTAAACAATTATTAGACAAAGAAAATTTAAAATTGCCGATAGAATATAAATTGTGGGGAATATCTTTTGAAAGTCCAAGAAGTTTTAATATTCCTTTGATTAAAGAACATTTGCCTGAAAGTTATAAATATATTAAAAAATATTGCCCTTTTATAGCGATTGAAGCTCATAGACCGAAATACAATGAATTAAATAGACATTTCAAAAGCAGATTAACAATATACAAAGATTATGCTATAAATAAAAGTGAGGATTTGATATGGTAGATGAAATAGTGGAAGAAAAAATGTTCGGCGAAGAAAAGATTAAAGATAATTACAACCCTGAAAATATTATAGAAAATGAAAATAATCTTGCGAAGAATGTATTAAACGAAGTAGAACAAATAGGCAGCGAATTAGACACAGACAATATTATTTGCTTAGTATTTAATGATAACAAAGAAAAACAAGATTTTATAAATAAACATAAATTAGAATTGGAAGATAATACTATCATAGGAATTAATGAATTTCTTCCAAAAATAAAACAAGGAGTATAAAAATGCCTAAAAAAGCGAGTAAAAAATCGAAAGCCAAAAGAACAGCGCGTAGAGCGACAAAATCAGGAACTTAATTATGAAATACAAACAGGGGCGCAACCCAAACTCAATCAAGAATTTATTAGAAGGACAAAAACCTATTCGGACAAAAGAAAGAGCAAAGATGATAGGTAGTTTGGGCGGCGCCGCTTTTGCAAAAAATAACCAAAAAAGAAAAACATTAAAAGAAATATTAGAACAAATGCTTAACACAAAACCAACAGACGAACAAATTGAAATATTAAAAAAAAGATATCCTGAAATAGATGTTGAAAACGTGAATAAAAATTATGCGATTATAGCATCTCTAATATCAAAAGCTATTTCCGGAGATGTGTCAGCATTTCTCGCTTTAAGAGATACTTTAGGCGAAAAACCAATTGACAGAATTGAAGCAACAAATATAAATGCCGAAGTTGATATTGATAAGATAAAAGAATTAAGGAAACATTTGAATGATAAATGATGAATATATTAAATCATTAAAAGATAATCCAAACGAAGCAGGAATGCTTTTAAGAGCTTCTTTTAAGGATTATATATCTGTATTTGATTATTATATTCATCGCAGACAATTCACTTTTAAACCATTTCACATTGAAATAATTAAAACATTAGAAGATATAGTTTTTGAAAAGCCTGAAAATTTGATAATAAATATTCCCCCTCGTTTTGGTAAATCAATTATAATGGAATATTTTATCAGTTGGACTTATGCGATTAATCGATATTGCAATAATATATATAGTTCTTATTCTGATGATTTAATATCCAAATTCAGCGGAGAGATAAGGCAGATATTGGATAGTGAATTATATAGAATATTGTTTCAAATTGGATTAAGTAAAGATACAAATAATAAGAGTTTGTGGAAAATAGAGAATGGCGGAGAAACAAGAGCCGTATCTTTGGGTGGAGCTATTACAGGATTTGGCTCGGGGACAAAACAGAATAAATATGGCGGAGCGACAATTTTAGATGATATTCTGAAAAGCCAAGAAGCAAAATCTGAAATTGCAAAACAAAAATGTATTGATTATTACGAAGATACATTGTCAAGCCGTAAGAATTCAGATTTAACTCCTACAATAATCATAATGCAAAGATTAGCTGTTGATGATTTAATAGGATATATTGAATTAAAAGGCGAAAAATATAAAATAATTAAATATGCTGCACTTGATGAAAACAATCAATCAATATGGGAAGAAACAATCAGTACATCAAGATTACTTGAGATGAAAAACAATTCTGAAACAAAAGACAGATTCTATACTCAATATCAGCAAGAGCCTGTTATAGCTGGTGGGAACAAATTTAAAGAAGAAATGTTTACTGTTGGCGATATGCCTGACTCGTTTGATTGGCATTATATCATAGCAGATACAGCGTATAAAGACGGAGAAGATAATGATGATACTGTTTTTGTTCATTACGGTATTAAAGATAAAAAATTTTATTTAAATGATATTTTAGTCGCACATATAGAAGCAAAAGACATAGAAGCGTATTGTGTGCCGTTCATAACAAAACATAATGAATACGGTTTTAGAGGTGCATATATTGAAGACAAAGGACACGGTATATATCTTAATCAGAAATTGCCTAGCCAAGTTCCTATGCCGTCTAAAGAAGAAATTAAAGAGTTTTTTCAAGACAGAAAATTAAACAAAGTTGAAAGGGCAAATAATGTGTTGCCTTTTATGGCAAGCCAAGTAATCATTATAAATAGAAATATCCCTGAAAAGATAATAGAGAAAATAATTAAACAATGTCTTAATTTTCCCAAAGACAAGCACGATGATATTGTTGATGTAATAATAGACGGAATAAAATTGTTTTATTTAAATAACAAACCATCAATTTTAGATGTATTATAGGAGTTAATAAAATGAGCAAAAAGAATAATAAGAAAGCGTGGCTTAAAATACAGAAGCAGAAAATGCAAATTGAAAATGAAATGAAAAACAATGCTCCGGCAGAAGTTATCAAGAATAGTTTGACATCTTTGCTTATGGGTATATTTTCTCAAAATATGTACGGAAGCACACAGTTAGCACAAACAGATACTTTATTTAAAAATATGCGGTGGTATTTAGTAAGTAATCAAAGGCAGATTTTAAATGAAATTTATTGCGAAATCGGGGCTATAAAGACTATTGTAGATTTGCCTATTGATGACGCTTTCAGAGGCGGGCTTAAATTACACTCTTCACAATTAGACGAAGACCAATTAAAACAGCTTGAGTTATACATTGAAAAAGAAGGTATAATCAAGAATATTAAATCAGCTTGTAAATGGCAGAGGTTATTCGGAGGCGGAGCTTTAATCATAATTACTGGAGCAGATACGACAAAACCGCTTGATATTGAAAAAGAAGTTATTGAAGGAAAACAAGTATATTTCAGACCTTGTGATTTGTGGGAACTGTATTATGATGTTCTTAATGTAGAAGATACTGAACTTGAAGGCAAAACAGTAATGAAACAGCCTGAATTTTACAACTTTTATACAAACAAAATACATAAAAGCAGAGTAATAAGATTTGACGGAATAGAGCCTCCGAGTTTAGTTCGTCCAAAAATGAGAGGGTGGGGTTTATCTGTAATTGAAAGTATAGTGTCATCAGTTAACAGTTATTTAAAAACAAATAACCTTACTTTTGAAATAATAGATGAAATGAAAGTCGATGTTTATAAAATCAAAGGGTTTAATAGTTCTTTAATGACGACTAACGGAAGTGAAAAAATAAGAGAGAGAATACAATTAAGTAATCAATTAAAGAATTATCAGAACGCCATAACAATGGATACTGAAGATGATTACGACCATAAGCAATTAACATTTTCAGGTATTGCTGAAATAATGAGAGAATTAAGAATGCAATTAGCAGCTGATTTGAGAATGCCGATAACTAAATTATTTGGAATATCTGCTGCCGGATTTAATAGTGGCGAAGATGATATTGAAAATTATAACGCTATGATAGAAACTGAAATAAGAAGTAATGTCAAATTCAACATATATAAAGTTCTTGATGTTGTATGTTTGTCATTGTTTGGATTTATACCTGATGATTTGGAAGCTGAATTTGAGTCATTGCGAGTAATGGGAGCAGAACAGCAAGAAAATATTAAAAATTCTAAATTATCAAGAATAACACAGGCTTTGCAAGCTGGATTAATAACAGCAAAGGAAAGCAAGCAAGCAATAAATAAAGAGAATTTATTGCCAATTAAAATAGAAGAAACAGACGATTTGACGCCAACTGAATTGCCGATAAATTCAAGAAGTTCTATTTAATTATGAAATTACTAAAAATTTTACATTTCAAAAATGAATATTACGAACCACTTGAAAAAGAGTTAAATACTATTTTTAAGCAATTATATTTAGGTTTGATAGATATAATCCAATCAAATATAGACCAACAGATTAAATTAAATGCGAAAAACGATTTATTATATGCAGTTCTTAATGGCAAACTACAATATATAGCCGGACATTTAGAAGGACAGTTAAACGCTACTCTTACAAAAGAGATTAAAAAGATAGGCGGCGTTTGGGATAAGAAGACAAAATCGTTTGCAATTAAAGATTTTAATTTACCTTACGATATGAGAATCGCAATCGGTACGGCAGAAGTCAGACGAAAAGAATTAAATAACAAGATTATGCGATATTTGGAAAAATATAATATTGAAATACCTGAATTAGAACGTTATTTTTTTAAGACGATAAACAATATAGAGGTTGACTTTAAAGACGGGCTTAAATCAATTACAGTACCGCCCGAAATGAATTATGAAGTTTTAGGCAGTATTGCAAAAGATTATGCCGAGAATATGAAACTTTACATTAAGAACTGGAACGAAACAAGCATAAAAAGATTAAGAGATAAAGTTATTGATAATACTTTTAATGGTTATCGTAGCAGTAAGTTAATAGAAATGATACAGCACGATTATGACGTAAGTAGAACAAAAGCGAAATTTCTCGCAGAGCAAGAGACAAGATTAGTTCTTGCTAATTATTCAAAAGCGAGATATAAAGATATTGGAGTTGATGAATATTTTTGGAGAACAAGAAAAGATAGTAAGGTAAGAGATTCGCATAAACTATTAGATGGCAAAATATGTTCATTTTCAAATCCGCCTATCGTAGATTTAAAAACAGGACGCAGAGCAAATCCCGCTGAAGATTATAATTGTAGATGTGTAGCACAAGGAATTTATAAATGATTGCAAAAAATAGTAATATTTTTTCCTGCCGTGTAGCCCCAACTCTCCTGCACGGCAGTTTTTTGCAAAAACAGTTGACATTTATTTTAAAATATTGTATATAATCTCTGAGAGAGTTGGAAGGATTAAAAATGATTGCTAAAAAGTTTCAAAATTCTTCCAAAGAACCACAAGTATATTACGGAAGACATATATCTGCCGGAGTCTGTGGTTATCTACAAGAAACAATCCTAATTACTGACGACACACTTAAAAAAATGGATACAACATTTGCAGGTAAACCTGTTTATGTTGACCATCAATCTGTTGATTTACCAAATCTACAAACACAGGCGGACGGATATGTAAGTGAGAGTTTTTATTTAAAAGAAGACGGCTCGCATTGGGCTAAATTTATCGCTGTATCTGATAAAGCCCACGAAGCAATAAAGAACGGTTATAGATTAAGCAATGCTTATAAACCTATTGCTTTTGGCGTGGGTGGAACTTGGCACAATGTATCTTATGACAGAGAAATTGTTGAGGGCGAATATAATCATTTAGCATTAGTTAAAAATCCTCGCTATGAAGAAAGCATTATATTAACACCTGAACAATTTAAACAGTATAAAGAAGAAAAAGCAAAACAATTAGAACAGATGGTAAATTCAAAAGAAAATCCAGAGGGAGAAAAAAAGATGAAATGGAATTTGTTTAAAAAAGACAAAACGCCTGCCGATGATTTGCAGAATTCAATCGTTAAATTGGAAGACGGAACAGAAATGGAATTGCAGACAATTTTAAATGCCGTTGCCAAAAAGAACGAAGAAGACAAAGCAAAAGCAGATGAAGAAAAGAAAAAAGAAGAAGAGAAGAAAAACGATGAAGAACTTATGAAGAAAGAAATCAAAGTCGGCGAAAAGTCAATGTCCGTTGAAGACCTTGTAAAAGAATATCAACAAATGTGTAAGAAAAATGAAGAAACAGACGAGGAAAAGAAAAAGAAAGAAGAAGAAGAAAAGAAGAAAAAAGACGAAGAAGAAAAAAACAAAAAAAATGCTCTTGAAGAAGAGGAAAAAAGAAAACAAGAACTTTTGAATGCAGGGAATGATATATTTAAAAATGATGTTAAAGTAGTTGCTGATACTTCCGAAAGACAGCTTGCTCGTGGAGCAGAAAAATACGGCTCTAAAAAATAATAGGAGGAGTAAAATAAAATGACACAGAATTTAAACCAATTTTCACAGTCGGCAGAGAGAGGTCAAATATCTCTTCTTGGCGCAGAAGGTTTTGTTATTTCTGCAATAGTTGACAGTACAGAAACAGGAACTATCAATGCAGGAGACGCAGTTGAAATTATAACTACATCAAGAGGAATACCCAAAGTCAAGAAATTAGCAGACGCAGGAAATGCAGTTTTTGGATTTGCAATTTACAATCCGGTAAAAAATGCAAATGTAGCAGGAGATAGAATTGAAGTGATGATTACAGGCGGAGTAATGTATATGATAGCTTCAGAAGCTATCAATGCAGGTGTAGAGGTCGAATACAATATAACAACGGGCAAGATTGCCCCTTATGTTGTAGAATCAGGTGTAACTCCGAATACTATTGTTGGCAAAACGATAGATTATGCTTCAGGAAACAACATTTTAACAAGAGTTTACATAAAATCTATATAAGGAGATAACAAGTGATAATTTTCAAAAATTCAAAAGGCGAAGATGTAATATTAAATGAAAAAGAAAAAGCAGTTTGTAAAGCCATTGAAAAACAAAGCAAAGAATATTTGAACGCACTAGGAATTGAAATCGATATTACAACTTTGACGACAGCTATTAAATCAGTTTCCGACCAAAAATTCTTTGAAGTTCCAGTTGCAGATTATTTACCAGTTGCAGTTGGCGAAGGTGCTTTCTCAACGGAATTGCTGAAATATGTATCGTATTCAATGGGCGGAGATTTTGAAGACGGAATAATTAAGACAGGAACGGCAGGGAGTAAACTTGCACAGACCGACGCAGGCGTAGAAGGTATCAAAATTCCTATCGTAAATTGGGCAAAAGGTTTGAATTGGAATTTGCAAGAAATACAGACGGCCGCAAGAAGTGGCAATTGGGATTTGATAACTGCAAAAGAAAAATCAAGAAAGAAAAACTGGGATTTGGGAATACAAAAATCAGCTTTCTTAGGTAGTGCAAATGTTTCAGGGGTTGAAGGACTTTTGAATCTTTCAAATGTAACTAAAAATCTTACAGTAATTACAAAGAAATTGAGCGATATGACAGTCGCAGAATTTACGGTATTTGTTTCTAAAGTCTATCAGGCATATAGAGCAAATTGTAATTATACTGCAAAACCTACACACTTTGTAATACCGGAAGAAGATTACAATGGTTTGGTACAGCCTTTCAATTCTAATTATCCTTTGAATACTAGACTTGCTTTCTTGAAACAGGCATTCTCGGAAATCGGATTGACAAAGATTGCAA